TTGTGTCGGTGGTTGTGGTTGTTGTGTCGGTGGTTGTGGTTGTTGTGTCGGTGGTTGTGGTGGTTGTGTCGGTGGTTCTGGTTGTTGTGTCGGTGGTTGTGGTGGTTGTGTCGGTGGTTCTGGTTGTTGTGTTGGTGGTTGTGTCAATGGTTGTGTCGGTGGTTTTGTTTGTTGATGTGTCGGTGGATCAATTTGTTGTGTTTTTGTTTTTGCGCTTTGACCGAATTTGCCAAGAAAATCACCTAATCCGCTCAGAATACCACTGTCTTCTTGGACAACATGTTTTTGGATTTCTGATTTCGAATTTATTGCAAACAATAAAACAACCAAAGATGTTGTTACAACTGGTTTAAAAGCACTTGTTTGCATGAGTACGCTGAATGGCTGGAACATGCGCTTCAATACTTTCATGATTGAAATCTGCATGGGTGTTGATTGGTTGTCAATACCGTCTCCATCACCACGGCGGCGACTTGGACGGCCACTTTTGCGGTCATCACGGCGGTCATCACGGCGGTCTTTACTATTGCGGCTCCCAACACGGAAACTACTATTGCGGTCACTACCACGACTATCACCGTCAACACGGCGACGACTTTTACTTCTTGTTGACGAATCAGAAACCATTTTTTGTTTTATCAATGAGAATTTTATTTACGCTTCGATTTCGATGTCTTCTTCGCCGCTGCTGCCGACACATTTCGCGTTCGTTTGCGTTTGGTTATCTCGATGGACGGTTCTGGTGCACCGGCTGCTGCGATTTTTCGATTCAATCTCTTGTTTCGTTCCTCGAGGTAGGCGACGCGATCCTCATCTAGTTTTGCGATCTTGTTGAAAATGCACAATGAATACTCGTCAAAATCGTCTATTGATACAGCACGTTCTGCGTGGAGATTGCCAGTTTTCTTGTTCACAACTGGAAACAAGAGTCGTTCCAGGCTCGCGACAAGTTGGATAGGCTCAGAAATGAAATCTTCGCACTTGCCATGTTTCCGATTCTCGGTTGTTTGACACGAACAATAGCAGCGCTGTGTCATTCTCGATGTCTTCCGATCGACATAAAAGTAGATGTTGTTGGACTTGTGATTGCCTTTGCGATTATTGAGACAGAAGCGTTGTCCTTCACCGCGAACATTGATCACATAAAAGGTTTGATTCGAATTTGTAAACATATTGTGAATCACGAGATTTCTCCATTTTTCGTGAAAATTCTTTGAAGAAATGAAGGACTGTGTGTGTTGATAGATTTCGTGCTGTTGCGAAATAAAATTCTTGTTACGCCACTTATCCATTCCTTTCGCATCTTCGGCAGTCATGCGGTAGGTTCCTTGATCGGTTTGAATCTGCTTGAATACGCGGTCGGTAGGTGATAAAGATCGCGTATTGACGGTGGTTTTACCGCGGCCCTGGGTCCACTTCTCCATACCTTCGTCAGATATTGCAAAGTCACTGGACGACTCGTTGATACCGACACTGCGAATCGAGCACAATTCAATCACAGCCCGACGATTCAGTCCTTCGCCAATAGTCACCCAAACGCCAGCACGGACTGCCTGTGTCCACTTCTGGTGCTCAACGCCCCCATGAATGTAAAACCACGGTTTGTACGATTTGCCGCTGTCGAGTTTTCCACGACTATTGCACGTTTCACATGTGCTGTGTCGCGGACTTGATGCTGATCCGCGTTTCTTTGATTTCTCACCTTGACACTTGTCACAAGTAACGACCTTGCTTGAACCAACCATTCGCAGACCGTTCGCTTCGTATACGCTGATGTCAACAATATCCTCCCACGAATTCGACAACCCAACCATATCACCGTGTGTGGCAATCATATAGGAAACAAAATAATTGCGAATATCAATTGCCTGATGTTTGTTCACAATCAGATTGGGAAATATCACGTGAATTCCACTTTTTCCAGTCGCAATCGAGGTGCAAACAACCATATCAAATCGAGTCACTGACGTTGTGGCTGGATAGAATTTGCAGACGCAATCGTAAAACTCCTTCATATACATGAGAATATTTTCATCATCCAGTGGACTGTGACGTTTGATGTCGAAATCAGCGTGAAATTTGAAAAACAAAGTCTTCCTTTCGATAATATAGTGGGTCAGACCATGGCGAATGTCTATTGCATAGGCGTGGAGAAACTTTTTCTCAATTTCAGGTGTTGGATCCAATGCAAAGCCGCCGCCATATTCACCGTGCATCAAATTGTGTGTCCATTCAGCAAAAGGTTTGACACCTTGCCAATTTTGATGTTTCGCAAAAAAGCGAGATTTACACAGCAATGTGTACACAGCGCTCGCAGTCGACATGTTCTGAATCTGTCGAGCATGAGGTTGGAACAGGTGTTGATTCGACGGATCATCCAAAATACTCCCGAAAACATCATCATCATCATCGTGTGCACCAGCCGCAGAGGCAGATGGAGCACTTGAATATTCACCAGCAGCAGCGTGGACACCAGAGCCAAATGGCGCCAGAGACTTGATCGATTTAGCCATTTTGACAAATAATACACAAAACCTGGTTTTTTCTTTCAAATAATTTATTTTTGTAGCAATTCACTCCGGGCGGCGGGGATGACGTTTCTCATATGTATACATCACAGGCGTCGAGGCACTTGAGGAAACTCTCTCTTTTGTGTTGGACTGGTTATACGAAGAAATGTAGATCTTGCTTTTGGATCACCACGGAGCAGCCCTCTTTCAATTTCTTTCATTCGATTGAAGCGCCGTTTTGATGATTCTTTTTTCATCTGACGACGTAAATCAAACCAATGTTTAAGTCTCTGAAAAGCACCACGTACGTGCAGTGAATGAAGTATTTTCAGCAAAATCAATCCAGTCGTCCCACCAATTGCAAAGATCAAAAATTGGCTTTGGCCGTTTTCATTGCTTTGGCCGTTTTCATTGCTTTGGCCGTTTTCATTGGCTTGGCCGTTTTCCTTGGCTTGGCCGTTTTCCTTGGTTTGGCCGTCTGATCGACTGTCGCCTTCGGATTGACCGTTGACCTGAGGTCGATCACTGAGTTGAGCATTGTTGGAACTTGATTCACTCCAAAAATTATAATGAAACAGGTTTTTCAGAAACGCACCAGTATTAGTAAAGACTGGTTTGTCATCGTTCAAAGATTGACTAGTCTGTGTCAGTTCCAAAGACTTTTTCCCTGATTCGGCGTGCTGCTGTTGCTGTTTAGGGTCTAGTGGCGCTTTTTGAATTACTTGATGATCGTGTTCAATTGGCATTTTAGACAAATGAAACTTTTGTTCAATTTGTGTGAAATTCAATTGTCCAATAATATCGTCTGGTATTTGAAGGAGCACATTGTAATTTGTCAATCTATGAAAATCGCCAGTGCTGGTGCCGTTGCTTTTGGTTAGGTAGTGCTTGCCTGGACTGTCTGCTATCACATTCATTGACTTTGTGACACTTTCTACAGTGAATTGATGTTGACCACGGGAAGCGGAAGCAGTTGGATTTGTAAGACTTTTTTCTTCAAGTAATTTTAAAAAATGCACTTTTTGTTGAACTAAGTTTTGACATTTTTGGTTATTAGTGTCATCATCATCACAGCCAAAATGTCGATAATGACCACGAATTATGAAATTGAATAGTTTCCACCGCTGTGGGTGTTCTGAAATAATTTGTGCATTTTTGAGTATATGATTATAATCAAAATCACATACACACATGAAATCGCCAGGCTGATAATTAGAAGAAGTTACATTGATTCCAACACCAGTTTTATCACGGGGTACAATTGCGCTAATTGGTTTTTTTCCACTATATTGTTGAGAAATTATTGTATCCAAATGATCATCGTCAAATACAAACGACCACCGAAAACTGGTCCAATATGAGAAGATCCAATTTAAAAAATATTCACTGTCTGCCGATTTTCGAAGAAAAAACATATTTGACGAAAGTTGAAGTCTTGTTTTATCCATCTGTGTTGTAAATATAATGTTGCTCAAATCTCTCGTGAAATAGTCGAGTGGAATAGTTTTATCCATCTGTGTTGTAAATATAATGTCGCTCAAATCTCTCGTGAAATAGTCGAGTGGAATAGTTATATCTGTAAATAAACAATTATGGCTGATCCAAACCATCATTTGACCAAATTGAACCGTTTTTGAATTGACCCAATTTTTTGCGCTATTGAATTTTTCATCGATGAGTGATTCAACAGAAGCATCAATCAGACCACCAAAATAAATTGCCTTCTTTTTCATAGGTTCAAAATAATCTTTCATATTTTTTGACCAATCCGTGTCTTTCCAATACGTGTAACCGTGAAATTTTGCGTACTTCCTATGATTTTCCTCAATTTGAGACACAGTATTAACTGATGATATAATACAAAAAGACATTTTATTTGATTGACCTCAAAAAAAGAACGAAACTTTGTTTGTTTGTTACTAAAACAATACGAACAACCATAATTTATTTTTTACAAACATTTACATTTTTTCAACTTGAAATTACAAGTTTACATTTGTTTTTTGTTCAAACTTGTGATTCGAAGAAATGATGACCTGGCTTTTTGGTCGCCACGGAGCAGCCCTTTTTCAATTTCTTGCATTCGGTGGAACCGATGTCTCGAGGATTTTTTCATTTTACGCCGCAAAACAAACCAATTTTGAAGTCTCTTGAAAGCGCCATGTACATGAAAAGAATGTAATATTTTAAGCAAAATTAATCCAGTAGTTCCAGCAATTGCATACATGAAAATTTGGCTGTTGTCATTGGGTGGACCATGTGATGGACCATGTGATGGACCATGTGATGGACCATGTGATGGACCATGTGATGGACCATGTGATGGACCATGTGATGGACCCTGTGATGGACCCTGTGATGGACCCTGTGATATATCTTGGTGGGGATTGTAATATAGGTTTGCGAAAATCCCACTACTTTTGTCAAGAAAAGGTATACTATGTTTCAGTGATGCCTCTGTTGAATCCATACTGAAAGGCACGCTGGCCTGACTCAGTGCGACTTCTGTCCCCTGAATGGTACCCTCACTGTTTTGATCTGGTGAATTAAATGAGTTAATATCGCTAGGATGCACGTTTCCCTGATTTAAATAATTAGCCACTTGGTGCACATCAATTCGTTTCAAATCTTCATCTGACATGTAAAAAGCAATTGCATCGGCTGTTTGTTTGAGGCTCATTCCATTCAATCTCACCTGAATCTGGCGAAATTCTCCTGCTTTATTACCCTGACCACCAGCAGAAGCATACATTGAAGCCCGTTGATCATCACCCTCTGGAGCATCACCAGCAGAAGCACTTGGATGATCACCAGCAGAAGCACTTGGATGATCACCAGCAGAAGCACTTGGATGATCATCAGCAGAAGCACTTGGATGATCACCAGCAGAAGCACTTGGATGATCATCAGCAGAAGCACTTGGATGATCATCAGCAGAAGCAATTAGACCACCATAAACCTCACCACGATCACCACCACCATCACCATCAGTTTCATTAGTATATTTTTTTTTTTGATTGTTGCCTTTGACTTTGTCCTCTGGTTGTGATTCAACAAATCCCAAATAATATTGTTGGCGTTTTTCGTATTCTTCTCCGGCTGAAATTTGTTGACGTCTTTCTGATTTACTGGTTGAATGAGGGCCTATAATGACAAGGGATTTTTCTGCAGTTTTCAATGATTTCAAAAATTCTCGCTTTTGATGCGGAATGTTTTTACACTCAGTAGTCGACGTGTTCACATTACATTGATGTTTTTTATACGCTTCAATAATAAAAATATTAAAAATTGTCCACCGTATTGGCTGATTTTTGATGATTCGTATATCATCATATATCTGTGAATTCGCGCCCTTTGTCATAAAATCGCCGGGTTGATAATTCTTCTCATCAACATTGATACCCCTATTGTTCGCGTCACGATTCGATAATCTAAACAGTGAATTCTGATTTTGATAAAACCAGATTATTGTATTATGTAAATGTTGATCATTATCAACATAGTTCATTTTTTTGCCCATGTATCGTCTTTGACCAACCATTGACTTACGAATCCAATTTAAAAAAAGAATGCAGTCTCTGGATTTGCAGAGAAAAAACATGTTTGTCGAGATTTCAGATACTGATTGTTTACCCCATAAGTCTCGGTTTTCAGTTGTTGTAAATACTATTTTTTCTTTTGTAAACATTTTGGTATAATAATCAATCGGGGTTGTAATATCTGTGAATAGACAATCAGGATCAATCCAAATCATCCAATCATTTTGTTTAACTGTTTTTGAATTATACCAATTCATCGCGCTGTTGAATTTATCCCTCAAGGCTGAAGAGGATGGTGTTTTTTCATGACCAAAAAATGATTTAATTTTGAAATCCTCGAAAAAATTTATCATTTCCTTTGACCACTGTGTTTCTGTCCAATATACATATTTGTGGTGTGCAGCATACATTTTGTGATTGTTGAGAAAATCTTTGGCAATTTCAATCGCTGAAAGAATGTAAACAACCATCGATGATTTATTTTTAACAGACCACAAAAAGAACGAAACTTTTTTGTTTGTTAAAAATAAAAACCGACATGTCTGATAAATTGTCTGTCATTCAGCATGATATCTACCACAGCCTGCATTGTGTTATCAGCATTGTGACCATTGTGTCTACCATGCTTCTGGTTTACCGATTACAGCAGTGCAAACCGGTCGACAATTCACAAGAAAATATGCTTGGATACATCCACGCGTTCTGTTGGATCGGTTTGGTGATTATGTTGATGAAGGCATTTGTTACTGGAACTCAATACACTCGCGGTGTTGTTTCCGATAATAACGGTAACTTGATGGTTGGCTTGCGTGTGGCTCTTCATTTAGTTGTTGTGATCATTGCTATCATGGTCCTGTCCTATCTGTCAAAAACCAATATCAACAAGTGCAGCAACACTCAAGGTTACATCAATCAGGTGGCAATTTCAGACATCAATCCAAACAACACCAATACACTTGTCACCATGGTCGTCGTCCTCTCGATTTTGGTGCTTGTGTGTTCAACTCAACACTTGGCCTGGACGATCGGGTCGACTGAGGCTGTCAAGAAATTTATGTCTAAAGTTCCGGTGACTCGAGGTAGAACTCCCGGTCGCCCTTAACCAAAACGGCCCTGTTGAATCTTTGCGTTGATGAGTCGTCAGATGCAGATTCGATTGTTACAGTTGAATAATAAAAATAACAATTACAATTTATTTTGTCCTTCTTTGAATGAATCGGCGAATCACTGGATTGACTCGTCTCGATGCACTCCTTTGAATCGTCGTCACTGGACTTCGACTTGATCGTTGCTGCGACAGTTGATCACTTTTTGGTGAATTTCGTGTTTTCCACACCGCGCCCGAATGTATTTGAATATTCTTTTTGCGTGGCATTTCATTTGAATCCACCAATTGTGGTGACAATTGCTCGCGTTGTGAATGCAAAAGAACCTGTGCATCTTCAGGTTGCTGTGCTTCACGGTGCTCTTCTGACCGATTGAGATTTCGAATTCTTTGCATTCGTGATAATCCTGCACCCTTGTGACCACCACCACACCCACTTCCCGACTGTGTTCCTCGTCGCTGCTGCTGATTCCGCGCACGTGCTTGATTGATTTTTGTTTTATTACTTGATCCTCACATATAATATGGTTTTATTTTCATAATTTATTTTTATTTTTATTTCTACGAACGACGTTTGTGGTGATTGTCGCTTTCATGAAGTGTCGACATTCCGGATTTTGCCGAGTTGCTGGTATCTGTCTTTGGTTTTCCACTCGACGTGTTTAACTTGCTCGATTCGAGTAATTTGCTCAAGTTGGTCGATTCCTTTGATACACTCGGTCCTCTCGATCCACTCGATCCACTCGATCCACTCGATCCAATCGATTTACCAGACTTGCCCAGTTGTGAATCGTGCCGTCGGTGACGATGATTGTCGTCTTCGCTCTCGGAACTCTCGGAACTCTCGGAACTCTCGGAACTCCTGGAACTGCGAGAACTGCGAGAACTGCGAGAACTGCCATCATCGGAACTCCTGGAACTCTGAGAACTACTGTCATCGTCATCGTCACTCTCGGAACTGTCAACGATATCGCCAACCATGTACTCTGCAACAAAGTTTGCACGCAACTTGTCCATTGCATATCCAAATAACTTTTTCAAATAAAAAAGGCGTTGACGAAATTCTTGTTCCAATTCACGCGAATGCCGTTCACCAAGATAGTACGCGAAAGTTGCACTGTTTCCACGCTGATAAGCATCCGCATCCAGCAGTGTGTCAAGGGGCGGCAGATTACTTTTCTGAGCAACATCCATTCCATCAAGTAGTGAATAAATACCAATCTTGACAGCAATTGAGGTGTCCAGTTTTTGAAATTCATTTGTCACATATTCCGTTTCAATATACTCGCGAAAGGCCATATGATCGACAGTGGTGCTGCCCTTGCCAAGATACTTTCGAAATGTTGCTTTTGCACTGTCGTAGAGTGCACTTGGGCGCAAGAATTTCGACAAAGCCACCATTTGTTCGCTTTCATCACTCTCAAGATGGTTGTCACGTTCGATGGACGACATTTACCTTTTATTTTTTTTTAAAATCAATTTCTGCGAACGCGTTAGTGATTTTTCCATTATTTTATTTAAAAACATTCAAAAATGACATCAAGATTTATGACTGCAGGGCGAGAAATGTACGGCGACAATGCATTTGTTCGCGAACGTATGCGTCCCTATACAAAAGGAGCCGGATATGAAATTGCAGATATTCACACTGAGGCCTACCGAACAATGAGAATATTAGAAGATGATGTGCGGCACTTGGAATTATTGCTTGATCTGGAGAGATCATCAGCAGCGGTCGCCGCCGGACACCAAAAATCAGGAATTTGTGAATGGCTCCGGAGATCCTATTATTACTTTTTGTTGAACAGTCGTCAGTTACGATCGTGTCAATCGGGCCGTGTGGGTATTCCCGCCGGACCAGACCCTTTTTGCGTTGACAAACTGTGTGAGTGTAACAAATTTAGAAATGGTCACAGTGGTGTGCAGCGTTCGCAAAAATTTATTCTTGGGAAAAAATGTCGTTTTTTATTTGCAATCGACTTTAGAACCCTGAGACATCCGGCACAATTGTGGGCCTCACTTGTGTCAGAACCTCACTGGAATGAAATTTCAGCATACAGTGGATTTCGACCCACTGAATTTGATCAAATTTTCAATGTAACACGAGATCCGACGGTAGTTTCATCTGGTGTCTATTACGGTTTTGAATGTGTCGTATTAGACAAGTTTGATGAATTTGCGGAGAATATTTCAAAGCGAGATGGATTCATGCGAGTTGATTTTTAAATCACCTGGGAGGACTACGGAACGAGTCCGGTGGTGTTATTTCAACGCTCTCCGTCTTTACTTTTGTGTCCTCGCCATTTATGAAATTATCAATCATCCTGATTTGAGACCGCGCAATCTACATTGTGTCATACAAAACGAAGATTGGAGCATCACACGATTCTTAATTGTCTCCCGGAACAACGACAAATTTCTCAATTTCTCAGTCGATGTTATTTCACAAAAAGTGTCAAGTTTCGTTCACCAAAAATAATTTGTTTTGAACAAGTAAAATGGAATTTATTAATGAGTTTAAAAATTCAGAGTGGACCAAACGACTTGCAAAATCGCAGATGTTGAGGCAAAAATATCCGACCCGCATTCCAATCATTGTCGACCGTCAGAATAACAAAACTCCGATGATTGTGGAAAATAAGAAATTCGCGTTTCCCCTCGAAATGCAGGAAATTATCGATGGAGTTACCGTTACACGTGTGACAACGGTTTCACATTTTCAACACACCCTGCGCAAATACATTCCGGGTTTACGTCCCGATCAGTCGATATTTTTATTCATTGCGGGTCAAAATGTGATTCCACACCAAACACAAACCATGTCACAATTATACGAAGAATATCGAGAAAAATGTGGATTTCTCTACATAACATATTCATTCGAATCAACATTTGGAAATTCCACAAAAATATTGGATTCAGAAATGTAAAGAGAGAAAAGCAGATCATCCATGAACCACATAAAAACATTGAATACCTTGATTTGGGGCACGTGTGCGTTGTTGAATTGGGGCAAATGGCTTATAATTGGGTCACCCGATACACCGGAAGTGACTTTGGCCAAACAAAACAAAAAGCGAATGGACCGAATTGAAGATAAATTAGATCAAATTTTGGCAATTGAACTTGGATTACCACATGTTGAATTGTCCAACTCGTTTCTCATTGTTGATTCGTCAGAGGTCACTCTGGAATCAAGGTCTATCGCATCACGCGGTGGATTCAACCTTCAATAATAAATTTATGAATATTAAAATGTCAATTGCTGGAAGTGTAATTAGTGCCACGGACTTGGAACTCTTTAAAAATTTGGCAAATCCAGCCAAAATCGATGCAAAGAAACCGATGCGCGGAAATAATCATCAGTCTTCACGTATCAACATTCCACCAACAACTATAAACGGCGGTGGCGATGATTCATCAGAAGGATCAAATAGTCCACGATCCAATCCAGTGTCACCACCTCCACAAGCGGCCGGCGATCGCAAACGTGAAAGTTCTTCACAACGTCGACGATCATCGCCGGGGCAAGCGGGACGTGGCCAATTACCATCATCATCACCAGTCAAACAACCGCCAATTATCCGAGATGAAGTTGAGTTCAACCCATTTAAATTACATCAGCAGTCAGAAATAATCGGCGATATTCGCAGCGGTGGTGGTGGTCAGAAGAATCGAGGTTTGGAAGATTCGAGGGATCAGAGGGATCAGAGGGATCAGAGGGACCAGAGGGATCAGAGGGACCAGAGGGACCAGAGGGACCAGAGGGACCAGAGGGATCAGAGAGATCAGAGGGATCAGAGGGATCAGAGGGATCAGAGGGATCAGAGAGATCAGAGCAAAAGTCGGGATCGTGGCAACAGTCGAGGCCTGCGAACATCGCCACCAGAAGCGGTAATTCCGCCATTTTTCAATCCGCCACAGCGAGAAAATGTCAGCATATTCGACAAAGAAACCGACAAATATTTGAGAGATCGTCATTCACCCAAAAGTGACAGGGGGAAATCAAATTTAATGCCATCGTCACTGAAACTTCCAGTCCACGTCAGTGCACAATCACGTCATTTTTCACCGAATATTCTTGATCGACCTGGATTATTTGAAAATGATTCACCACGCAGACGGCGACATACGCCTTCGCGCTCACCCCCACACCATCACAAATCAAGTGGAAGAGAGAATCGTGAGCATCATCGCAGCAAACATCGTCATCGTCATCATCATCATCACAGCAGCAAGAGCAAGAGCAAGAGCAAGAGCAAAAGCAAGAGTGACTTTGATAGTGGTAATTTCGAGAGCAATGAAATTGAAAAGCAAGAGAAGCGAAAATACTTGTTAGAATTCGAGAAATTGAAACTCAAGGGAATTTGTGTCACCCGCCTGTACACAATGGCAGATTCGCTCGCTGATATCAAATTTGAATATGATTCGCATCGCTCAAATTTTGATGTGGTTGACACTGTGAATTTTATGAAAGACATATTGGGGGCAACTTTCACATTTATTGAAGCGGCAAATCAACGTTTGGGTCCTATACTCCAGTTAAATGGCTGGTCAACTTACATGAAACAAAATATTGACCGGTTTGATCGTCTTTTGGAACGTGTCTATCACAGATATTGGCGACAAGGACAACCATCGCCCATGTTGGAATTTGGCTGGTTGGTATTCGGCAGTATGCTTATTTGGCATGTACAAACCGCCTACCTAGGTGGACTGCCAATTGGCGAGATGATGGGTGTCATGGGAAATTCAAATTCAGGTGCGCAAAATCGTGTACCTCAGCAGTCAGGTGGTGGCGGCGGCGGTAACGCAACCGGTGCTGCTGCAAGTGGTAATAATAGCGGTGGTTTTGCGTCAACAATCGGAAATATTTTGCGAATGTTTACAGGAGGTTCCAATACGAATCGACCTGCAGCAGCACAATCTGCACAACAATCTGCGCAAGGCCAATTTGCGCAACGATCACCTACCATTATTCCACCTGTTCCTGGTTACGCACAACAAACCATTCAATCAAACCAATCCAACCAGTCTTCGCAACAGGCATCGTCTCAAACAAACCAATCGACTCGACCCATTCAAACTAGACGGTCAGATGTGCAATCAAACAATACCCAGCAACCTTCACTTCAGAATGTGATTGCACCAGTAACCAATGTGTCAACCCAAAAACCGTCGGCAGGATTTGTTTCATCACAATCACAATCGCCTCAACCCGCCGCATCAACAGTTGCTATTTTACCGGTTGCAAACATTCCAAGTGTCTCACAAAACGGAGAGAACAAGGCTTCAGTAAATGTGTTGCCGCGTCGAATGCTCCGCAGACCAAGCGCTCATTTAAGTGCCTCAACTGGAAATGCATCTCCACTTTTCCCAATCCTGGAATCATCGAATGAACAGGATATTCCATCACCTCCGTAAACCTTGTTGAATAAAATATCTTTTTATTGTTGTTGTTTTATTTTTCCTTCATTTAACGATTGTTGTCGGCGTTTCTGCGTGTGCCATTCAATCATATTTTCTCGTTGTGTTCCGAGTCTCAGGAAACGAATATCATTTGAAACACAGCCTTGAGAGTCGCGTGGTTGTGAATCATCATGAAGAATGTATTCGCCAGGTGATCGTTTTCTGTCACCCCAAACATCCCAAACTAGTATGTGCATATAGACAGAAAAAGCACGTCGATAAATCGAGTATAAGAGTTTACAACCGAAAGATTTTCTTCCATTTGCATGAAGGATTCTTCCCCGATTTGAAACTCTGATTCGGTCAATGGTCTGGTCGGGAATCGGCGTGCCACCTGGCTTCTTACCAGCGAGCCGATTTTTTAATGCATCAGAGGTTTTCCACTCCTCGTCTGGTAAATCGTCATTTGATTTGATTGTCCAGTGAAAATTTGAATACTGCTCTACTACACCAGCCATACACTTTTTAACAGCAGCCAGTGAGAAATTTTCATTTTTCAATTCAATTGGTGTAAACTCTTGAAGTACAATTCCAGATGTGGGACTTCTCTGCTGAATGTATCGATGCGTGTCGTCAATCTTGCGTTTTCTTGGTCGTAATCGATTTGATTTGATTGCATTATCGCGATTCGATAACCATTGTAAATTACTGATATGATGATTATTTCGACATTCATCAATATGATCGATTGTCTCGAGTGGCTTGATATGTGGAAAAAATGACATCAATCCAAGATGATAAACACGAATTGAAGACCGCCGTGTCGCCGATGTTGTTTTGAACGGAGACGGGTGTTGACTCTTCACAAGTGATACTTGAAAATTAGTTGTTGGCTTGATAATGCGTTTCGTGGTTGCATTGCGGACATGACACAACTCGTTAATTTCGTAATTTGAGAAATATGGAATCGTCCGCCACCCCGCTTGATAGGAACCATAAATTGGATGATGCATCATTTTCACAATGTTCGAGTGCGTGGATGAATATTTGGTTGAATTCAGTGGGATTTGGTTCGATTTGGAGAGACCTCTTTATTGCTACGAATTACATGTTATGAAAAGTGAAAAATAAAAGTATTTCATTTGTCAAAAGTAATGTCTGATGCTGGTGATGGTGATGGTGATGACACGGATGTTTTATTTGACATTGTGGGCCCGAATACTCTGCCAGACGACATATTTTCACTTGGGATTGACACTCACGAAATTGCTCCAAGTACCCTCACATTTGCATCAAAAACAAGAGTTCGTAATCGAGATGGGGCCACTCAGGAGGATGGTGATTTCGAAGAAAAAACAATACGTTATGATTTAGATTGTGTTGACCACGAGTATCGTGATCTAAAATTGTCTCCTGACGAGTTCAAAGATTTACTGATTGATTTGGACAACATCTTCATTACACCATTCAAAGAGAAAAGTGACACAGACCTGATCGATTATATTTACAAATTGTGGGACTTGGAAGATGTCAGAAAAGACGGGATTGTCGAGATGAATGACATCAAACGAGGATATGAAAAAAATTTGTCTCAAGTGTTGAAAATCTACATGTTATTTTTTCGCCACAAAATGGTGGGCACCAATGGTTCAGACACTATTTGGAATCAAAATTTCTTCTGCCGTGTCTTGAAAATTATTTATTATATGGAGCAACGTCTAGTGGCCGAATATCAAATTCGCCAAACTTTAGATGAAGATTGTATGATGAATCAGGAAAATACCGATGACATTTTGCGTTTTACACCGCAAGATACGAGCCGACTGACTCCATTTCAACGATTACTGCTTTTTCTGTTTCACAAGGCACATGTGAGCGGATATCGATTGTATCGTGAGGAAATATATAAGCAAATCTACTGTGAAGGACATCCAACACATGCATGGAAACGTCTGATGCCGACTCTGGCTTTTGTGTATCATTCAGTGGATCGAGATGTCAACTTTGAAATGTGGTGTCACCTGACACATTCGCGGAGTAATCCAAAAGATGCGGCAACTAATCTGATGGAATCGAAAGACCGATGTTTACCGACATTGGAACCCGACCGACATTTGTTTGCCTTTACTGACGGCCTATATGATGCAAAATGTGGCCGATTTCATCCATACGATATTGATCCCCTGCCGTCGGATCGTGTGGCTGTGAAATTCTTTCAACTCAAGTTCAACCCACAAGAGATGGCAAGATACGGAGCAGATTGGTATAACATTCCCACGGAAGCACTGCAGAGTATTTTAGATTACCAAGGTCTCAGTGCCGACGTGTGCAAGGTGATCTATGCAATGATGGGTCGCTGCTTGTACAATTTGGGTGAGTTGGATCGATGGGAGGTGATTATGTTTATCAAGGGGGTTGCTGGCAGTGGAAAATCAACAATCGGCAAAATTCTGCAAGAGTTTTACCCATCCACCGATGTTTCCATCTTGTCGTCAAATATCGAGAAGCAATTTGGTTTGGGTGCCATTTACGACAAGTTACTGTTTCTCTGCCTGGAAGTCAAGGCAACATGGAATTTGAATCAAGGCGATTTTCAGTGTATGATATCGGGTGAAGAAATTCAAATTCCAGTCAAGCACAAAACCGCCTTCACCGACAAGTGGAATGTTCCGGGCGTGCTGATGGGTAATGAGGTGGCACACGCGTGGTTGGATGCTGCTGGCAGTATGACGCGTCGTATTTTGGTTGTCGAATTCAATAAGCGCGTGAAACACACAAATACTTCGTTGGGTTCGCAACTGAAAGAAATTCTACCCGCGATCCTGCACAAATGCAATCTGGCTTACCACGAAATGGTGAGAAATACGGGCCGAGCCGGATTGTGGGACACATTGCCCGAGTATTTCAAAGATACAAGGAAAAATTTGTCGGCCACAATCAATCCACTCGAGGACTTTCTCACCAATTGTGATTCTATTCAACTCAATGCCGGAGATCCGAATTGCTGCATTCCGTATGAGGAGTTTCAAATTATGTATTTCAATTTTCTGCGGCGCAACAATTACAGTGGAGGCAAAGATGGCACGCTGCGATTTAACAAGGATGTTTATGCAACAACTTTTGAGATTAATGGTATAAGTGTGAGGACCGAAGCAGAAAAGGAGTACAAGGGCATGACAAAACATGGTGTCAAGTGGATATTTGGCGTTGGTCTCAAAGATGAGGATTCAATGTTGAATGATGCTTAACATTTCTAACATGCGTTGACCATTTTTGAATAAAATATTGTGAAAAAAAACAAATGTCAACCCGTCACAACCCAACTGATGAGTGTTTGAACAAATATAAATACAATTTCACTTATCCATGTGGATTGGGACAATTGTATGTCAATCACATCAAAAAGATGCGAAAAACTCAAATCGACGGGTGTCACCAACAAGAACATTATGAACCAAAATTCATTGAATTAGTTTGTGATTATCGAAAAACACCGCAAACACAAGCAATGATTGTTGAAATTGATCGCGGATTGCCAAAACAATTGCCGATCTCAACACCAATGCCAACGTCGATCTCAACGCCAGTACCGATGCCAACGTCGATCTCAACGCCAGTGCCGATGCCAACGTCGATATCAACACCAGTGCCGATGCCAACGTCGATCTCAACACCAGTGCCAATGCCAACGTCGATCTCAACGCCAGTGCCAATGCCAACGTCGATCTCAATGCCAGTGCCAACGTCGATCTCAACACCGATGCCAACGTCGATCTCAACACCGATGCCAACGTCGATCTCAATGCCAGTGCCGATGCCAACGCCACCACAAACGCCATCATCACCTGAATTGAAAAATGATATTGTTATTGATGTTACTGACAGAATTCCTACTGATTTTTTTGAATTGTCGAAACGATTAGAGACAACAAAACATGATTTTCAGACCCACGAAACTAATGAAGATTCACAAGATTCACATGAACAATCCAAACAGATTCCGAAAATCGGTAAATTGAAATTAGAACAACTCCGACAAATGTGCAAATTAAACTCTCTTTCAACTGTTGGAACAAAAGAAGTTCTCTATAATCGGTACTATTTTGGCAAAGATTGATTTTATTTTCGATTGTTGATAATAAATGAAATCAACGAATAGTCGTCTAAAAAAGTTTTTTATTTTAAAAGATGTGAGTAAATTCCCGCGTAAAATGCAAGAGTCTTGTAATGTTCATGGAAAGTGGCGATTGACTGATCATCTTCTCGGTAGGGGTAGTTACGGACAAGTGACGGTTGTGTGTGACGATGAATCAACCGATGCGTGCAAATTTGTTGCAAAACAAATTCAATTTGATTATTCGCGTTACGATAAACACTGGGTGTTCAACATGTTTTTTGCCGAATGTTTAATAACACAGTATGCTGGATTGTGTGGATTTGGAATACCTGTTCACGCGTTTTATCTATGTGGCGGAGTCGCACCAGAAAGTTCGAGTTGGTTTGGGACGACGACATCCACTGATGATGGCGATGAGCATGGAAATGATTCGTCGGAAATTCAGCGTGGCGTCTTGATTTTGGATAAATACGACGGAGATCTGGAATCTATTCAGCATGAGTTGACATGGATGGACATGAAAAGTTTATTAGACAAGGTGACTAAGATGCATGAGGCTGGTATATTGCACCGTGATTTATTTTTAAAAAATACAATGTACAAAAATGTCGGAAATGACAAAGATGTCAGAATTATTGATTTTGGGTTATCGATTGCCTTTGAAAGATCAATACCAAAACCACTGCGGGCAATTGATTACCTCAATCTAATATCGGACATCGGAAACAAGTCTTTACAACGTCAATGCCATCAATATATTACACGAATCATTGGTTACAAATCGGTTCAAATTGGTGAAAAATGGTTACTTGAACATTTCGATAAATGCTCAAGTGAATACTCACTGCTCCGATATTTGCCAGCCAAATGGATTCAGATGATGGGACCAGGAACAATCGACACAATGGTTTGGAGTGTTCGTTGCAATCAAGATTTAGATCAGGACATTGTTCGCCGTACATCCCAACGTATTGATGATGTGTCGGCGTGAGATTCACCGAGAAATTACCCAGAGATCACCGAGAAATGACCCAGAGATCACAGAGAAACCACACAGAGATCACCGAGAAATTACCCAGAGATCACCGAGAAACCACACAGTGATCACCGAGAAATTACCCAGAGATCACCGAGAAACCACACAGTGATCACCGAGAAATTACTCAGAGATCACCGAGAAACCACACAGTGATCACCGAGCAATTACCCAGAGATCACCGAGAAACCACACAGAGATCACCGAGCAATTACCCAGAGATCACCGAGAAATTACCCAGAGATCTCACAGGAGGAATTGCCCTTGGCTACTTTGAGGTCACATGTTGGCTACTTTTGATGGAAGGGTTGATTTCTTTGGGAAATATCGTTGCAACTTCATTTTCTTGTGAGATGAGTACTGGCGCCTCTGAATTGTCGTCAATGCTGACAGAAATGAAAAAAATCGAGTCAAACATTATCCATCACCTTCAGCAAATCGGAAGTAATATATTGAAGCCCGTCGAGGCCATTCATCACGACATTCAACTCATCGATCACAAGATCAACAAGTTGGACCAAAAAATGGGATCAATTCAGACACTCATTGAAAGTCAAGTGTTGAATCAAGGAATTCAATTGGAAAAAGGAGAAATGCGCCAAATTATTGTTGAAAATCAATTTATTCGCAAGATATTGTTCATAATGAAATATGTCATCAACACAAAAAAAGGAGTCATTTCCATGTGGCCTTTCAAAGTTCGCGATCAATATGTATTTGTCACGAATTCGGATATCATCAAGTACATTGCGACGACACTGTTTAAGAAGGATTTCACTGGCGAATCAGCAAAATTTGCTTGTATTGTTGACCAATTATTCAAGGCAAAAATCGAGGTTTACACTTTTCAAGATTTTGGGAGTTGTCTGGAGAATCAAGCGCTGGCCATATTTCCACTGCAACCGCTGAAAACAAAAACGCCCAGAAAGTGGTTTGGAATTAATGCTCTCCATTTGGCAAATTTATTTGTGTCGATCACCGGTGATCAATTGCCAAAAACAAAAATCAGTAGAAAATTGATGGATTGGGCCATCACGTGCCGCGACGAAATTCGGGATGATTCTCAATTTCCAAAGTGGACATCTTCTTCACGTCCAAAGATTTATTCGGTTGATGCGTTGCGTCGCACACCAAACCGCATTCAATGGGGTGTTGAAATGCCAGTGACATTATTTTCATCCGAATGTTACGAGGCAATTACGCAATTGAACAACAGTGTGCAACGACTCTCTGAAGATGTTTTTCACATCGGAACTGGATGGCACCTTTTAGGGATTAATGAACTTGAAAATTACGAGAATGTTTCTGCAACTGCTGCCGCCGCGGATGATGGGGCTCCGGCGCCCGTCAAGTCACGCAAGAGAAGACCAGTGGACCCAGATAATGTGACGAGTTCAAGGAAACGTGGAAAATCGCAACCTCAACTTGATTTGTCGCATGTTTCGGAACCTGTTGTGTCGTTGTTGTCATCATCAGTCTCCGCACTTCTGCAGCCACCGCCAATCACTGTTGATGATAATCATAATTAAATAAAAAGTATTTTGAGAAACGGCAATGTTTTAATAATGGTCTGAATCATGTGAGACGTTTTCAAAAACCCCGTATCAAACGTCATGATTGAAATTTCTCCAGAGTCACCAATCGCAATATTTGATCTTGGTGCCGTCGTTGCGCAAAAAAAAACACTAACTATTGTATTGTATTGTAACTATTGTAACTATTGTATTGTATTGTATTTATTGTATTTATTGCAACTATTGTATTTATTGTAACTATTGTATTGCAACTATTGTATTGCAACTATTGTATTGCAACTATTGTATTGCAACTATTGTATTTATTGCAACTATTGTAACTATTGTATTGTATTGTATTTATTGTAACTATTGTATTGTATTGTATTTATTGTATTTATTGTATTTATTGCAACTATTGTATTGCAACTATTGTATTGTAACTATTGTATTGTAACTATTGTATTGTAACTATTGTATTGTAACTATTGTATTGTAACTATTGTATTGTAACTATTGTATTGTAACTATTGTATTGTAACTATTGTATTTATTGCAACTATTGTAACAACTGAAATAAACACATTTTATTCACTGCCTTCTTTGTTGGAAGGGGCAAGGATGAAATTACAACGACCAATGTCCTCGCCACCATTGAGAGGATAGATAATTACAAGCGGCTTGCCATTGGATATCAGAATATTGATGATCTGGCGGTCCATTGACTTGAGGAATAGGTGCAGATATTTTGTTGTGAATTTTTCTTCGAGAACAAGTACCATCCGAGTTTCATCTTCAATTTCCTCTTCGTCCGAATAATCAGAAGATGTAATGACCGTTTGTTTTTGCTCTTTGTCCCATTTTGTCTTGGAATAAAAGTTTCTCGTCAAGGATACCACATTCGGTCCACAGTCATAACTGATACTGAGTTTGTTGATCTTTTCTCCAGATTTTGTGTTGAGAAGTTCAAAGATTTTGAATTCAATATTTCGAGCACTGATCGGTTGAGATGCGGCAATTCGGACCAACGCACGAAGAGATGCCAATTCAATATCAATTGAATATTTGTAATCCATCGTGTTGAATTTGTAATTTTCCTTGTTGTCACTGGAATTGTCAATAGTCGGGAAAGAAATGATGGATTCGTTATTTTTCACATTTGGATTGAAACCGCGAATGATCACATCGTTTCCTGATTTCACGCGTTTGATTTCCATTGATGATCCTTTTTCGATGCTCTTGATCATTTCTGGAAACGTCGCAGATGAAATACAAAAATCCTGATCTGCCTCGAGAATTTCAGGAAAAATCGTATCAAATCGCAGACGTGCGGTGATCATTGCGATTTTGTTTGGATCCATACTGTTGATTGTAATTCCACGAAATATCTTGCCGCTTTTTGTCATCCGTTCTATCACATTGAAACTGATTCGCTCGAGAACAGGATGAATTAGATCAACGAGATCTTTGAATGGCGTGCAATTATTCAGTATCATGAAAAAATCAAACTTCCGACTGATTTCAAAGATCTGTTTCTTTGTAAAAGAAGGACGGCAAATGCTTTCCACTTCTTCTGGATCAGAGGAACTGCTGAATGCAGATTTGACCAACCCAACATCGCCTGACTCGGATTCAACTGCTTTGGTTTTGCGGCCACGTTTTGCTGATTTTTCACTCCTCACATCACCAGTTGAATCGATTGCGTCACTTTCATCATGTGAACGTCCGTGAACATTTTTGTCTGACTCTGAAACATCATCGGAGATTGCGGCCGCAACATCGCTCAGCGGTGGTAGTGGAACAGAGAAAGTTGTCGACATTGAACAATTGAGAATGTGAAAAATATACTTGTTTATTTTCTCTGACAAAAAAAACACATGTTTTTTATTCATACGTAGCGTGATATCATTATACACACAGTACTAAAAATCAGCAATGAATAATTGATCAGAATGTTGACTCTGGATGAATTCCCACTGAAGTTCAGGATCTTCACAGATTTGCTTGAAAATTTCATCTTGTCGGCTGAGTTTTCGTTCGCCTTTCAAAAGTTTGTAGAGTCCACAGAATTCGTCCATCCCCAGCAGTTGGCAGAATTTGAAGAGGAGATAATTGTAAGACAGGAAATTTTTCCGTTCTTCTGGCTTGTATTTCGGCCATAGACGATTCACCGCGCGAAACATACTTCGGTGTTGTTCTTCTTGTTCCGGACTCATACGTTTCGGTGGTTTTGACGTGATTCTGCACCACAATTGTGCATTCTGCTTGTATATGTGTCTCATTTTTAAATCCTTCATTATTCCATAGGTAACATCCATCGTAATTTTATCTACATCAGTAATGCGTCGCTCAATAATTCTATCCATCACTTTTTTAATATCTTCATCACTGATTCGTGTGCTTTCTTTTGCTTGAGAGTAGGTGAGGCGCTCATTAAAGTGATTCATCCGCAAATAGGCAAACGCTGTAAATTCAACTTCCTCTCCGTAGGCCATGTGAGAAGAGGTTGCATCCAGGTAATGTTTCCAGTTACCACATCCCGGACAGATCAACGTTGATGATCGTGACTCTAGAACCATGACGTCGTCACATTCGTCACATATTTCATTCGGCATCGGCTTCACTTCGAGTGGGATGTTTTCAATGTCGTGAATAAAATCTTTCATAACACTGTTTGTTGGCTTTGTATCGGCTTTCACATCGTCATGTGGTAATAAACTTCCAGTTGATACAGTTTCTCGTAATTTACTAACAGCGAGCACTTGTAATTCGCGTTCGTACGCCTCCATATAAGGCAACACTTTCCTCTTAAAATCGTCAAGTGCAATCCCGCATTTTGCTGCTTCAATTTTTTTGTTAAAATTCTTCAATGTATTTTCAAGAAGTATTTTTCGGCGAATTAACCCACGACTATTTTGCAACGATAGTTCTTTTTGTTCGGCGTATGCAAGGTTGATTTGTTGCTGAAGTTCGGCAATTTGTTTTTCTTGAGATTGCAGTAATTCGGTGTATTTACGGGTAACGTACTCGTCGAATTTCGCATTTCTGGCCATTGTATTGCCATCTTGAATTTCTTTTTTGCGTTTCACTGGGCGACTTTTGTCTATTGTCCATGCCATGACTGGAAAGATGATAACGCGGCTTTGTCAATTTGAAATTATGAAACAAATCATTACAATGTTTCCGGGGACTTTTGTCATTTTCTTTTTTTTCTTTTGAATCACCTACTACGTTTGCAACTTTTATTTGTCCATCGTCAGTCGTTAGAACAACATGACCTTGTGATGAAGATTGTAATGATGACGATGGTGATGGTGATGGTGATGATGACGATGGTGATGGTGATGGTGATGACGATGGTGATGACGATGGTGATGACGATGGTGATGACGATGGTAATGATGACGATGGTAATGATGACGGTGGTAATGATGACGATGGTAATGATGGTGATGGTGATGACGATGGTGATGACGATGGTGATGACGATGTTGATGACGATGTTGATGACGATGGTGATGACGATGTTGATGACGATGTTGACGGTGACAGATGATCAACAGAAGCACCATGGAAACTCTTTGTACAAGTTTTGATTGGAAAAGATGATTTTGACAGAATATTTCGATTAATATAATCAGTAATTCTATTGAGGCTCATTTTTTTCAATTCACCAATTGGAATCCATGCGACTGTTTCAATTTCAGTGATGTCGTGTGGTTTTATATTCATAATCCTTGTTGGAATGTGAAAAAAATAAATTGTACTCTCAAAAAACGTTTTGGAATACAATAAATCACAATGTGTTTGTTGATGCAGATGTATACCCGTTTCTTCGTGAAGTTCACGCATCATACACGCATATTTACTCTCGTTCCATTCTTTTGATCCTTTGGGAAATCCCCATTTTGAACATTCGCGCTGTTTCACTAGCAATACGTGTCCTTCAGAAATTATACACGATCCGCAAACTGTTCGCTGGCCCTGTTTACGAAATGATTCGAATGGATCTTTTTTTGTGATACGACTATTACAAAAATTGTCGCTGCCTCCCTCTTTTACATCTTGAACAGATAAATTCCACCGACCATCTTGAACAGATGAATTCAAACGAACATCCTGAACAGATGAATTCAACCGAACATCTTGTACAGATGAATTCAAACGAACATCCTGAACAGATGAATTCAACCGAACATCTTGTACAGATGAATTCCATCGAACATCCTGAACAGATGAATTCAACCGAACATCTTGAACAGATGGTCTTTGATTGAAAAATGGCTTTGCATTTATATTCAGTTTTGAAAGTTTACAAATAGTGACATCATCAATTGATACAACAGAGTTCCCCATATCATTTTCTTTTTGATCAAAATACTGACGGTTAGTTGCGTCGGACATCATCGCACTTTATTTCAATTAACATAAATTCATGATGGTTTGCAACTTAGTCAACTTATTCTTCAACTGAGACACTATTTTTTTTGTAGTTGTAAAATAAACAACAATGCAAGTTAACGAATATTACCTTCCAGCAGTGCAAACATACAGTCCAATTGAACCTGCTTTCACAACATGTGGTGGACCTGCAGATTATATAATACCTGTTGCTTGGGGTGCCATCAGCAGGGTTATTGGTGAGTGTCAGTCATATCGAGGCGATGTTGGTCAATGTCTGGGTACATTCCATTCACAAGACGTTGACACACGAGACACGCCTTGGGGATGTCTGTCAACTGCAGTGAATTCAGCCAGTGTGTGTCGTGTCGGTGCTAATTCAGAGGCGACTGTGGCCGCCGCCGAACCAGAAACCAAACAACAACAAAACCACCATCAAATGCGAACTTTGAAAGGTTCGAAATCGCAAATCTACCCCCGATCAGCAACCACCGCTGAGGGAGGTGGAGGATTGGGTCCGGTCAGAGCAGGAATGAAAAATGCGCAAGCAACAAATCTCTTCATGTCCCGAGATGTATATGACAGTCCATTTCTGAAACGTGGACTTCAGAGTACTTCTGATCCTGCTGCCTGGTTGGCAGGCATTCCGTCCTATATTAACCTCAGGCAACAAGCCGAAGCATCAACAATGACGGCAAACGAAGCATGGGGTTCATGCAGTTCTTATGGAAATTACTCTGCAGCACCAACTGCAACTCTCACAAGTAATCAAAATGCGTGCAGCAGCGGAAACTGTGTGCTGGGACAATACGCATGATGATGATGAATACCATGCGATTGAACTATGCAAAAACAAACACAAAAAAAATAATAAAAAATAATAAAAAATTCTGCAAACAATAGATTTATTTCTCGAAACATAAATCCGCGAATTTGCACCTAGATATTAGGTTCAAAGACCACACTGAAATATATATTTCCGCAAGGAATACGCAGCATCCATGGTAATGCACGTGGGTGCTCTTTTTGTGATTTAGGATTGATGATTGCTCTCCATCCGACTGATGCTATATATTTCTTCATCAGATCAATGTTAATAAATTCAAATTGTACATCTTCGCCATAAACGTGCTCAATGCCGTGTGTTAGTAGTAATCCCAGCGTTTTGAAAACAGCGTGTGAATCAGTGCCGCCGTTAATAATCTCGATTTGAATTGAATTTGGGGCTTGTGGAATCTTTGTGAACACACGTCTTACTAATTTGTCAATTGCACCAAAATCAACATCATCTGCCATGTGGAATATTTATTTAAACAACATTAAACAAGACAAAAATTTCCAACGTAAGCCTTTGATTTCATAAAGACCGGAACAAATGCGTGCTTCAGTTGGGCTGTTGTTGCGTCGACCAACTTGACTTTCATCCATCGATCATCGTCAAACTCAATGATTGGGTATTCGAGCATGAGTTTGTCGCCAACTGCACACTTGTATATTTGACTGCTGTCTTTATCTGAATTTGTATAGAGGTACACCTCACTCAGTACTGTTCCATACACGAAACACACTGATTCCCACATTTCTTGCAGTGTATTCTGAAGTTTCACGTCAATTACATGCGTATTGGCTTCTTGTGTTTTGATGGCGGTCCTGACAGAACTTAGTTTGGTGTCCATCACTTCACCCATCTCTGTTTTCAATAAACCAATTTGTTCGCCAAGAAAAAATTGAACCCACGATCTCATTGTTTCTTCGGTCAGTGCTGTTCCGCCTGATTGGTTTTTTACTTGATCCACATTGCTTTGAACTGCATTCACTTTTACACTCATCTGATCAACAGAATCACGCAGCCTCTGATTTGACACGTTCATCTGCTGAATGTTATCTTCGAATTTGCGAATCTTTTGATTGACAATTGTCATCACTTCGGCTTGATTTGTCAATTCTGGTCTTTCTTTCTTTAATTGATCAAGGATCTTCGTAACCTGATATTCAATTTGCCGATTCATGATTTCTTGAGTGTTTGCGTCAAAAATAGACGGAATCGTCTGGGTCGGCTGGGTCGGCTGGGTCGGCTGGGTCGGCTGGGTAGGCTGGGTAGGCTGGGTAGGCTGGGTTGGCTGGGTCGGCTGGGTCACCTGGGTCACCTGGGTCGGCTGGCTCACCTGGGTCGGCCGGGTCGGCCGGGTCGGCTGGGTTACCTGGGTCGACTGTGTTGGCTGGGTTTGTACATCGTATGCAAATTGTGGCGTATTGGAGTATAAAATAGTTGGTTGAGACATTTGACTAGATTGTACAGGCCTTGGTGGCTGGAAGGACTGTTCCATTACGATTGGAAGTTGAGTCAATGACGATTTTGTTTGACCTCTGTCCTTGGAATCAGAAGGCGATCGATTTGGATTTCCAAATGTTCGTGGAAGATTATTTTCACCCAATTCGTACTGACTCGATACAGATACCGGCGGTTGCGCTTGTGTTTCCATCCCCACAGGTTGTTGGTATAAGCGGATTTGATCTTTTTGATTCTTCTTTTCCCGCCAATGATTGATTTTTTCCTTGATATCTTGTGGTAAATCCATTCCATTGAACAAATCACCAGGTTGCACAAATTGATGACTGCTGCGGTCTGTCGGAAAAAATAAAGTCCCACTCGTTCCAGTATTTAATGCAGGCTGGGAATATTGTTGTTGTTGTTGTTGAGGTTTGATTGGACTGATTTGACGCCTTCCGTTTTGAACAGAGGACGATGTTGCCGCGCGACCACTTTGCTTTGCAGCGTCATTTCCAAAAAAACCCAGTCCGTCCTCTGTGTTCTTACCGTTTTCGTTTTTCGGATTTTTCGATCCGCCATTCGTATTGTGTTTGACATTGCCGCGATTTTGATTCATTTGTGTTGCAACGGTCGAGTTGTTTGATATTATTTAACTGACTTATTTTTGTTGTTTGAACGAACAACAGACAAATTTTCACAAAAACGCACTCTGCCATTGTGGAATTTCTTTTTGACGAATTATTGATTGTGGGTTTTGTGAGCAGGTGCACTTCTGATCTCTCCACTGAACAATACCAACAACAGGAGTTTTATGAACAACACACAAGTGATAAGGATGCAGTAATCCGCAGTAGGTGATATTTTCACGGCGATCTGAAACACGCGTATCAAGGCAAGTTGGACATTCATACAATATATGTCCACATGTGCACGTGAGATGTGTATTATTATTGATTCGCAAAATACCAGATCCACATTGTGGACATAGTCGATACGGGATTCGATAATTTTGAACAAAATTTATCGTCGACGGTGTTTTTACGTATGGATTCGGGTGTTTTGACATGTGAAACGGATGTAAAAATACTGTTGATATTTATTTATACATGTTTATTGTATTTATTTGCTTCTTTCAGACGTGTGGTGGTCTTTAATCTGAACAAAATGCAACAAAATCAATCAGCAATCTGTGACTGATACCCTGGATACATGTCATACCGATGTCATCAAGAGTTTGATTGAAATGTGATCTGAAACTGGAAGATGATTTATCTGTTTTTTCAGATTCTTTGACTTGATTCCAAACTTTCTGCAGCAGAATTGCGACATTGATAAACGGTACATCCGGATCTGTGATGGCTCCATTATAAAATACATTCCTCAAATTTACAAATGCCGTTTTTACACCAAAAGAAGTCGACATTTCTCTGAGAATTGTTTCAAAATCCGCCACATCCAGTTGTCCAACAAAAATGTCCTTGTATTTATCTGCAGCCTTATTTACCTGTCTTGTATATGCATGGATGTCACGACCAACATAGATTTTTTCAGAGAAAGGTGTTGCTACTTCGGCTACTTTTGGATGATTGGTTTGGTTGACTGATTCATTTTCAATGTTCACAATGGCTTGGTTGATTTTCTCTTCGGTACTGATGACGGCTTGGTTGACTGATTCATTTTCAATGTTCACAATGGCTTGGTTGATTTTCTCTTCGGTACTGATGACGGCTTGGTTGACTGATTCATTTTCAATGTTCACAATGGCTTTGTTGATTTTCTCTTCGGTACTGATGACGGCTTGGTTGACTGATTCATTTTCAATGTTCACAATGGCTTGATTAATTTTCTCTTCGTCACTGATGACGGCTGAATTGATTTTTTCTTCGGTACTGATGACGGCCTGATTGACTAATTCATTTTCAGTGTTAACAATGGCTTGATTGATTTTCTCTTCGGTATTGATGACGGCTGAATTGATTTTCTCTTCGGTATTGATGACGGCTGAGTTGATTTTCTCTTCGGTATTGATGACGGCTGAGTTGATTTTCTCTTCGGTACTGATGATGGCTTGATTGATTTTCTCTTCGGCACTGACAACAACTACAACTGCAGTTGCGAGGGTTCTCGGACATAAATTTGGCAAATTGGGTGCAATTTCACGTTTCATTTCAGACATATGTAGTGGTGATATAATTTTATTTAAAGTTTTAAAAAAAAATTGCGGCATTTACCAAATGATATACTTGTCTGTCGACGTTGGAATCACCAACTTAGCACTTGTGAAGGCAATTGTTGAAAATTTTGAAATCAAATCAATACTCGATGCAAAAGTGATAAACATTAGTCAAATTCAACACTGCAAGGTTCCAAGAAACCAATGTCGTTTACATCATTCAAACGATGTATTTGATAAACTTGAACATTTGTTTCAAGAATACGCGCATTTGTTTGCAAATATCGATTTCCTTCTTATTGAAAGACAACCCATCTTAGGACTTGTACATGTTGAACAACTTTTATTCGGCAAGTTTCGTTCCATTTCACGACTTGTGTCACCAAACGCAATGCACAAATGGCTTGGAATCGGGCATCTCACATACGAAATGCGCAAAATTGAAACAACTCGTGTTGCTGAGACATTTTTAAATCAATGTTCAAGTTGGATTTCATCAGGACGACTCCATGATATGGCAGATGCGTTGTGCATTTTATTGTTTACGTTGCACGTGGATTCAGTAAAACATCAGAGTATCGCTGATGAGAAGGCAAGAAAAGAACGAATGCAGGAAGATTGTCCTTTTGATGAAAACATGACTGTTGACGATTTTTTTGAAGGATTTCGTTTTGTACAGAAACAATAAATAATGGATTGTGGCGATGGGAATATCTAAACCCAATATGCTACGGGAAGAATTAAGTGAACAACGACAAGAACAATAAGAACAATAAGAACGGAAAGAACGTCAAGACAATAACAGAATTGAACATTAAAATCCAAACAACATAAATCGTGAGTGGACAAACAACAACAAATGTCTTCTTTATCATCTTCATTTGCATTTTCGCACTGGCATCCATTTCCGCTTGTTGAAAATAAACCGCTTCTGTTACCAAAGTTTTCCAATGATGAACAGAGCCGTGTATTTACACAATTGATGTCACACATGGAAACGACAATCTTGTACTCGTTAACTGGCCACACCCCTTTTATGATGGCTTCGGAGCCGTTATGCGGATTTATTGTGACAAACCCCAAAAAAACCATGCCTGAAGGATGTGTCATGAGGTTTTTCGCATATGTCGACAATCCCGGATCATCCATGTGTCAAGTTGAATTGCGACAATCTGCGGATGGGGCAGAATATGATTTCTACATTTCTTCAGCAAAGAATGGCGACATGCTTTTCACCGGTGACAAGTTTGTTTTCGAGCATCGCGTATTTTTGTTATTTTCAATTGTGAAACGAATGTATCAATTGTGTCCACCAGAAAAAGGGCCTCTTGATCCAGGAAAATCATCATTTGAAAATTTCAGGGCCAACTTTGAGACTTTTTGCAATCATACACGAGTTCAAAGTTTTGAACCAAAACACTGGACACACTTTGATGCATTACTTCATCACGTGATTTTCAAATCATCACATGTGAAAAGAAAACGTGAAAAACTCGAAGACTGGATATTATCATATGATTCTGGAGACTATCTCACAGTTAATGGTGTTGACTACGTGTATTCAATCCGAGCAGCAATTCATGACTTCATGGACGGTACACGACACTCAAGAAGATGTCCCTCATCAAAATGTCAATTCTGTGTCAGGCATGGTCTCGAACATTTTTGTTCACCAGATGTTTGTACAACGATTCTCAGTTATTATTATTATTATTATTATAAGTTTGAGGCTCTGGATTAACTCAATTATCTCGCAGCGTTTCATTAGGTTGGTAAAATGTGAAATCACTCAAATAAATGTCGGACCATTTTCAAAAAGCGTGTTGTTTGTTTTTTAATTTGGACTTTTCTGGATTATGTTCATTAGAAGAAAAGGACGCATTTTGGCAAGTTTCACGAAGCGAAATATATAACGCATTAAAAATTGCATTGAATCAGGACTGGATGTTGTTTTTGCCGAATTTGAAAATACCACGTGACCAAACCTTTCTTGAATATGCGGCCAAGGTTTCAGAGGTTTCAGAAAATGCGGAATCAACGGCGCAAATTACGACAGTAACATCAATTTCGTCGATGACATCTTCAAACCTGCCATGTGTTGCATTCATTGGTAAAATGAAGAGTGGAAAATCAACCGCAACCCAGTATCTTTGTGATAAATACGGATATGTTGAATACTATTTTGCGAAACCACTGAAACTTGGTGTACAGCAATTGTTTACGTTATCTGATTCGCAATTACACCACGTTGAGGAAAAAAATAATGTTGATCCTCGCTGGGGTGTTTCACCACGTTATCTTTTTCAGCAAATTGGAACAGATCTTTTCAGAAATCAATTGCACAAATACCTCCCACAAATCCAATCATGTTGGATTCGTAATTTCTTTCGGTGGTGGAATGACAACAAAACAAATGGACACCCGATTGTCGTCTCAGACTGTCGTTTCCAAAACGAAGTTGACGCAGTTCGGTCTGTTGGTTTTCAAACCTTGAGAATCGTGAGGTGCATTCCGATTTCTTCCGTTTCTTCCGTTACCCAAGAGGACAAACATTCAAGTGAACAAGAACAAGATAATATTGCCGCACAAAAGCACATCGAAAACAATTCAACTTTATTGAATTTTTTTAAAACTATTGATGAGACGATTGTTAATCCCACCCAGGAACGCCAGAATGTGGAATAAAAAATTCAAGTGTCTTGTGTTGCTCATCTCTAGAATTTCTGAATTTTCTGAAATTTCCCTGATTTCCTAGACCACCTCGATCTCCTTCGCTTTTTTTGATTGATGTTGCGGGTGAGACTGGCGGCGGCGGCCCAGATGATGGTGACGGGACTGGCGGCGGCGGCCCAGATGATGATGGTGACGGTGGTGGCGGGACTGGCGGTGGCGGCCCAGATGATGATGGCGGTGGTGCCGGCGGGACTGGCAGCGGTGCCGGCCCAGATGATGATGGCGGCGGTGGTGCCGGCCCAGATGATGATGGCGGCGGTGGTGCCGGCCCAGATGATGATGGCAGTGGTGCCGGCCCAGATGATGATGGCGGCGGCGGCCCAGATGATGATGGCGGTGGATTGAAATAATCGGAAATTTGTTGATGAAAAACAGCAGCAAGAATAATCAGAATAATCAATAAAATCAAAAGGGTCCACCAAAGCCAAGCATATGATGAGGTGGTTTTCTCAGGGGTTTGTTGAAAAACTTTGACTTGAACAGGAGGCAGTTGTCCAATAATTATTTCAGGACTTGCTTGCATGCGGGCAAGGTTTGATATATCATTTGTTGAATCATAATTTGAATAAGATTCATATGGTGAACGATAATAGGGTGATGTGTTATTATTCATGTTTTATTATTAGCAACACATTTCAATTGGAAAAGAACCTTGCTGTTGAAAGAAACCATTCATCTCTAAAAGGTCAATAAGACTAACTGAATATTGTCGATTGCGGTCCATTTCCATTGTTTTCATTGTTTCCCACTTGTCATCTGAACCAATAATTTTCATTTGGTACTCGGATTCAGGAATTGATTGCAGAACGACTTGAAAAGTGCGAACACACTCGACGACCTTATAGCCACCTCGAATTGTATCATATCCCCACTTGAATTTAAAATTATCACCAAGTAAAGCATTTAATTTTGAAGGTTGAATGGTGAAATGTTCCGAAGACCTAATAAGTTGTTCTTTACAAGTTTCACAACCACAGCAAAACCACCCAGTGTTGAATAATTGCAAAATTGTCGTGTCAATTGACCTCGGTGATTTTTTTTCAACTTTCAGTGGATTTCCAGCATTCATAAAGTTCAATTGTCCACACTTGTCACAAGGAAAACACTTGCAGAACGCACAGCCATTTGCTTGCTGAAAATTCGGAGTCGACGGGAATACCAGTGCATCGGATCCCGCCGATGACGATCCCGCCGATGCCGATTGTTGCGACATTGCTTTTGGGTATTGGGTATTTAAGCAAAAAAAGACGGACTCGGGTGTCCATCATTGCTACATCGCGCTACACTACACCGAACCTCGAGAATCAGAGTGCATTGATCATCAGTCACATTGTTCATCTTCATATGGATCAATCTCTACCTCATTTCATTGAAATTCGATGGATTGGAACCGAAATTCGCGCAAATTTTTACAAAACAAAAAAAATTGAGTTTACCTGTCCACCGGAACTATGTGGTAAAGTTGTTCAGAGTATCAATGAGGCGGTCCGACTTGTTGACGATGAAGATCAATATTATTATTCTCATGCACAATGGGAAGTTTTGGAACCCAAAGGGTGGACAGTTTGGAGATATGAACGTCGGGTTGCTGCATTGAATCAGCAAATCCAAGCGGCTCAGGAAGTGAAAACTGCACAATTGAGCAAGGCTGCTGCTGGTGCAGATCCTGTGCCGAATGAAATTGTCACAGAAATTGACGACAAGGACGAAAAAATCGTTCCAGTTGAGGACCCACGTGTATGCAATAATTGGACCAGTGAGCATGTTGCCAAATGGATTTTTCAACAAAACAGTCCTGAATTGACATTGATTGAAATCAAGTATTTTCGACGATACAATCATGGATTCTGTTTTGAATTTTTTTGTGTGTGGGACTGGAAAGATTTTGATGGCAATTATCGTCAAACCTGGCAGAAATACATTGATTTGTACAAAACACCCAGTTACAATCACAAGATTCATGAGCAATGGAATTGGGAAGTTGAACGTTTCAAACATTTCGAGGATTATGGTCCAGACCCGATTGATTCGCAACTTGTATTACCACCACTGACTGGTGATGCATATGTACCCGACAAAATTACAGACATTGCAACCAAAAAAATGAAAAAAGAAGAGCATGAATTGAAAAAAAGTCTTGGATCGCGCAAGAAAAGATCTTCACCGATTGGGCGAAACAAAAAAAAGCAGAAAGTGGACACTGATTCAGACGACGAATTCAACAGTGGCGATTCTCCATCGACTTCAGAAGAAAATGATGATGGCCACGAAGAAAACGACACTGACAAATGTGATCAAAATCGTGACAACACAATGGTGTCTGATGGTGATTACAATGAAGTGCCGCTGAATTTGAACACGCCAGACAGGATTATATTCGAAACATCGTCTGTGTCACCGGTACCCAGATACCTTGTCAAATGGTTTAAGAAGCGCGTAGTTAAAAAAAACAAATAAATATAATTTGAAAACAAAGATGTCTACATTTGCATATGTATTGTACTGTGTGCAATCTGGCAGTGCAGGTTGTGAAAATGCGATTAAAATAATTGAAAAAAATCTGCAACTGAAAAGTATTGTTCACATTCAAGATGTGAAAAAAATCGAGAAACCGTCGTGGTTGAAGGGTGTTCCTGTTCTGGCAAAAGTGTCAACAAAGGAGATTTGGGAGGGCACATCAGCAATTGAGCAGTTAAATTATTTGTCTGGATATTATTCAGGTGTTTCGACAGTTCTATCGTCCTTTAACATCAATCATCAACCATGGGACAAGTACACATCAAATTTGACAATCCAACCTCCCATGTCTCCCGCGTCGCTCACGCTCCAAACACCATCAACATCAATCATATTATCAGATGAGGCAAGGAAACAAATGTCGCCCGAAATGAAAATAACACCACAGGTTTCCCAACAACCGACGACGACACCACAGGTTTCCCAACAACCGACGACGACACCACAGGTTTCCCAACAACCGACGACGACGGCAACACCGCCACCACCACAGGTTGTCCCGCAGCAGATGACGACGACGACGACGACGACGACACCAGCGACACCAGCGACACCAGCGACACCACAGGTCCTGCAACAGACCACGAAATCTCCGTCACAACCTGCAGATTTTCCAACCAATGACCGATTATTTGCAAAAGAACGCAATAGTGATACAAGTGACAAATCAAAGTCAACTGATCCAAACCGTGTTCAACCAATGCCACTTCCAGATGATCCGCAAAAAAGCAAGGAATTAATATTGCCCCCTCTACCGGTTTTACCGAAAAAAGAAAACACACAACCGACACCACCGGCATCGTCACCACTAGCATCAACATCGTCCCCACCGGCACCAACACAATCGTCACCACCGGCACCAACACAATTGTCACCACCGGCACCAACACAATCGTCACCACCGGCACCAACACAATCGTCACCACCGGCACCACCGGCACCACTCGAAAACAAACGTGTTTCAAATCGTGTACTTCAGAGTAATGCAAAAATTGACAATCGTCGGCTCAGTGCAATTGAAGAATCGAATGAAGATGAAACAAATGGATTGAACGATTTGAACGATTTGAACGACTCAAAAAATGATTCAAATGTTAAAGAACAATCAACAACTCAAGAGCACAACGAAATGGTATTTTCACAATCTGAACTTCAAGAAATCGAGAATATCATGACAAAACCAAAGACCATCAATAAACGTCCATCACAACGAGGTCGGGGTCGAGGAGGACAACAGCAACCACGAACAGTTGCACAAAATGCACGTAAAAATTCAAATACAATTGTGGTCAAAGAGGAAAATGTCAACCATTCGGCCGAGGATGAGTAATTCAAAAAAAAAATCGTGTTGTATAATTAAATTGAATCCATGTCAGTCGCGAAACCATTTTCGTCTCTCAATTCTTCGGCCAGTGTTTTTGATGGTATTTCGGTGAAGCACTTGTATCGAAATCCAGTCGCCAATCGTGTTATACTATATGGTGCCAATGAGGCTGCTTATGACAATGTCCTGACGTGCAAGAGTGGCGTTTCCAATATCGACAATACGTGTCTCTGTCCAGGATCAGCGAATTCAACACCTTTCAACAGTGAAATGTCAATGCTGAATCGTCTCTTTACACCTGAGCAACCTGGCATGATGGCAGCACCAACAAACTCTGCACGCTGTTTGATGGCCGAACGCCGACCTCAGCACCCATCAGCACCTTATGAGCCATATCTGGGATCTTGTGGTAAGTAAGTATTTAAGCAAAAAATAAATAATTGTCTATTATTGATTCATCGAGATTTTATTGAGATTTTATTGAGATCTGAAATTCTGGCAAGCCATTGTCCTCCTAAGATAACAATACGTTGGATCTGGATTTGGTCCCGTTCGATCGAATTTTCTGCGTGAAATAACAGGATCATCAGCAACAATTGATTGAAATGATGTTGGCACGCGGTTCAAGTTTGTACCATTACATGGATATTTGTCAGGATTTACAGAAAATGGCACAGGTAACGACGACACTTCGGATTTGGGTTTTGATTCTGGCATGTGCCCTTCTTGTCCGCTTTGTGCACTTTGTTTACTTCCCATCTTTTGTTTTATTTCAACCTATACAAATTTATTTTTATTATAATAAATAGAGTATGACACTATCGATAAATCAATTAAAAGAAAACTTTGGAAAAATGAAA